TCCCGTCCATGGTGGCCAGCAGCGATCCGATTCTCGGACTGATCAACCTCGCCCGTTTGAGGCGGGTGCCGCTTCGAGAACAGTACAACGACAGCAATCTCAGGAAGGACTGGAACACAGTTAACTATGTCGATAGATGCCTCCGCGAGTACAAAGCCAGCATGTCTTTGTACGACTTCACCGACATGCTGGCGGAGTTCGTCAAAGGGTCCGACCGGTTCTGCCCCGACTTTGATCTGTGCGTCCTAGACGAGGCCCAAGATTTAAGCCCTCTACAATGGGAGATGGCTCACGCTATCGACGATCATTCCGAGCGGATGTATGTCGCCGGGGACGACGATCAAGCCATTTATCGATGGGCTGGTGCGGACGTCGACCACTTCATTAATTTACCGGGAGGATCTGAAACCTTATCTCAGTCCTATCGGATACCAAGGCTGGTCCACAACCTCGCAGAGAATGTCGTGCGCCGTATCGTCCGTCGATTTCCCAAGCGGTATGAGCCCAAGGGGGAAGCAGGTAACGTGACGAGGATCGACAGCATCTCTGCGATAAACATGGCCGAAGGGTCTTGGCTGATATTGGCGCAAGCGGGATACCTGCTACAGCCCGTGGCCACTGAACTGAAGTCGAGCGGCTACCTGTTCAACTACCGCGGCCACCGGAGCATTAGCGAGAAGCTGGCCTACTCGGTCAACGGCTGGGAGCAGTTGCGCAAGGGCAAAGAGATCACCGGGGAGGTCGCCCGGAAAATATACAGCTTTATGTCGGTCGGCAAGAGGGTGGTTCGAGGCTACAAAAAATTGACAGGCATCGAGGATCACGAGATGATTACCATGGGGACCCTAGTCGATAACTACGGCCTGAAAGCCGATAAGGCCATGATCTGGTCCGAAGCCATGGACAAGTTGCCCGATATAGACCGCGCGTATATCACGGCACTGCTACGACGGGGCGAGAAGTTCAATGGAATCCCCCGTATTACAGCGTCCACGATCCACGGCTCAAAAGGGGGAGAAGCGGATAACGTCGTGTTGTTCACGGACCTTAGCCCCGCCGCAGATAACGAGATGCGCATTAATCCGGATGACATGCACCGGGTTTTTTACGTCGGCTTAACGCGCACGAAACAAAACCTGTTTATCGTCGACTCGGTCGATGCCACGAGGAGCTACGACCTATGATCCCCCACGAGGAAGACAAGATGGTGTCACAGCCCCACCATTATTCAAGCGGCGAGATAGAATGTATCGACGCAATGGTGTCGGCATTCGGAGAGGATAAAGTCCGAGCTTTCGCGGAGCTGTCAGCTTTCAAGTACCTTTGGCGCATGGACCGAAAAAACAGCGTGAGCACACAAGACAAGCAAAAAGCCATCTGGTATTTATCGTGGTCAATTGGAGATGATTTGAGAATCAAACCATGAGCCTACAAATGGCCCTGTTCGCCCGTAAAAATGAGTGGGTGCCTCCTTTGGAACTGCCCGACATTACGGGTGCCTCTAAGATTGCCATCGACGTGGAGACCCGCGACCCGAATCTGAAGAACAGCGGGCCCGGGTGGCCAACAGGGGATGGCGAAGTGGTGGGCTACGCTGTCGCTGTCGAGGGCTGGTCCTGCTATATCCCTATCCGGCACTTCGGCGGCGGTAACCTCGACGAGAAGATCGTCAACCGCTGGCTGAAAAAAGTATTCGAGTGCCCCGCCGATAAAATCATGCACAACGCACAATACGATCTGGGGTGGATTAAAAATATGGGCTTCACGGTCAATGGGCGCATCATCGACACCATGATCGTGGCCTCACTGATCGACGAGAACCGTTTTAGTTACAGCTTGAACGCGCTCTGCTACGACCTGCTGAACAAAACTAAATCCGAAAAGGGCCTAGTAGCGGCTGCTCTGGAGTTCGGTGTCGATCCCAAAGCTGAGATGTGGAAGATGCCCGCTATGTATGTCGGACCATACGCTGAAGCGGACGCGGAGCTTACCCTCGAACTGTGGAATTACTTTTCCATTCAGGCAAGCCAAGAGGACCTGTGGAGCGTCATTAATCTGGAGCTGGACTTGCTCCCATGTCTGGTGGACATGACCATGCGCGGCGTCCGAGTCGATGTCGACAGAGTCGAACGCACACGGGACAGCCTCCTTAAACGGGAGCGGGAGGTCTTGAAGGAGTTGAAGCGAGTCGCTGGCTCTGGCGTGGAAATCTGGGCTGCGCAATCGCTTGCAAAATCCTTCGACAACCTCGGAATCCAATATCCAAAGACTGAGAAAGGAGCACCTTCCTTCACCAAACTCTTCCTCCAAGAGCATGAGCACCCCGTCGCGAAGCTCATTGTTGAGGCTCGGAATCTGAACAAGACCTCCGGGACATTTATCAACGCCATCATGAAGCACTGCCACGCTGATGGCCGCATCCATAGTCATATCAACCAACTCCGTTCGGATGATGGGGGGACCGTGTCGGGCCGCATCTCTATGCGGAACCCTAACTTGCAACAAATCCCGGCTCGCGACCCTATTTATGGCCCAATGATCCGCTCACTGTTCCTGCCGGAAGAAGGGGAAAAGTGGGCGGCAATCGACTTCTCGCAACAAGAACCGCGCATCTTGGTTCATTATGCGCATGTATACGGCGAAACACGAGGAGTGCCCCTAGAGGGAGCGGCTGACTTCGTCTCAGCCTACAACAATACGCCAGAAACAGACTTCCATAGCCTCGTCGCAGGGATGGCTAAAATCCCCCGAAAGCAGGCGAAAACCATTAACCTCGGCCTGATCTATGGCATGGGGGTCACTAAGCTGTCCGAACAGCTCGATACCTCGCTGGAGGAGGCAAAGAGCTTGGTGAAGCAGTACCACACCCGCGTCCCCTTCGTTAAAGGATTGATGACGGGAGTGATGAACCGCCTAAACGAGAAGTCTTCGGGGGGCGCGTTACGCTCCCTCGAAGGCAGGAAGTGCCGCTTTGAACTGTGGGAACCCGATACGTTCGCCATGAACAAAGCACTACCCTATAAAGAAGCGGTGGATGCCTACGGACCTACGACCAGACTCAAACGGGCGTTCACGTATAAAGCACTCAACCGACTCATCCAAGCCTCGGCCGCCGACATGACTAAACGCGCCATGGCTAACCTGTACAAAATGGGGAAACTGCCCCTGCTGCAAATGCACGATGAACTGGCCATGTCCGTAAAGAGCCGGGAGGAAGCTGAAGAGATTGCCCGGGTAATGGAAAATGCGGTGCCCTTAGAGGTCCCCAACGTTTGCGACGTGGAGGTTGGCCCATCTTGGGGGGAGGCGATATAAGTTTGACGGGTATGCGATAATGTGGGACACTCCTCCAACAGTAAATTACGGAGAAGTAGAGGATGGAGTTAAAAGCAATAGATGAGGCACAAAAAGAAGCTGAAAAGTTTTTTGAACGGGAAGACGTGAAAGCCCTTTTCCATGAAGCGTGTAGGCTGTCTATCTATTCGTTACCTGACTATCAAGTAGGGAAAACACTTTGGAAGCGTATGGGGTACAAAGCGCCTCATCCGTCAAAACAAAAAAGGGAGGAACTGAAAAAAGTAGAAAGAGACCTCTATCATGTCGCTTGCGCTTTGAACCGAAGGGGGGGCTACGCTAAGTAGGTATATGGAAACAAGACAGGAAGAGATGCGTGTTCAAGTGTCAGGGTTTCATGGCAAGCACCCAGAAGTCTGGCGTTTCTTTTGTGGATTTACGTTTGAGATGATACAGCGAGGATATTCACACTACTCAGTCAATGCTGTATTCGAAAGGATACGTTGGGAGATTGATTCTGGTGGTGATGGGACTACCAGTTTTAAGCTAAACAATAATTACAGAGCGTTTTACGCTCGGAGGTTTATGAATATATACCCAGAACATTCAGGGTTTTTCCGAACAAGGGAACAGACCAGCAAAGATAAATCTGCTACTAACTTGCCGGAAATTACACCTGCATATTATCGATCAGGAGGGGGCTGACTCTCGTTCTTTCCGTGCGCGGTGATGGTCCTCCCAATAGTCCCACCCGTGAACCCCTGCCGTGATCGCGAGAAGCCCCAAAAATACCCACGGGGTCGACCACATGGCGCACCCGCCCAGCAAGACGCCCACTATAAATCCAACGTGTCCTTCACTCATGGTTGTTCCTTTAAAGTAACCTTACTTGCCGAAATCCTGTCCGAAGGTCGTCTTCTTTCCCGACAGCTTCGATATAACGTTGCCCCTACCTCCTATTTGGTACGCAGACGCGGTTGAGTCCAGTATTGTGACAGGAACGCCTTTGCAGTCCCTTTTGAGTTGGGCGCGTAGTGCCGCCTTATCGCTGCCGACCAGCTTCTTCGTGTTTCCGCGGCCAATGAACGGGCTTGGCATAATAGTGACCTCGATTGCTTGTGGGGGTGGATTCCGATTAAAATCCGCGCTATTGGCGTGCGGAAGCGGTCGAATGCCTCCATCATTCTGACTGGCAAGCCGGAGATCAACCTCCCCGGCATCCCGCCATAGCATTCTACACCCCTCTCTGTGTGGAATGCGATTACTCCCGGCGGCGGCGCTGCCACCCGTAGCGCCGCCGCTGGCGGGTTTTTACTTCCGCCGATGGTGGCCACTTGCAGTGTTTGCTGCAATTTACGTATATGGAGAAGAAAGGAGCAGACGCTCATGCTTGCCGAGATCAGTGTCATCATAGCTGGTGTCCAGATGGCCTCAAACGCTCTCAAGTCGGCTGCTGGAGCGGCTGACGACTTGTCCACCATCGGTGAATTCTTAGGCAAGCTCGGTGGAGCAGAGGTAGAGCTTGCAAAGGCTCAAAATACTGGCGGTCTGTCAGAATCCGATGCCATTAAAACAGCATTGGCTCGCAAGCAGATTGCGGACACCATGCAAGAGATCAAGGACCTGTTCACGATCAGCGGGAACGGGCACCTGTATGCGGAGTGCATGGCGGAGATGGCAAAGGCGCGCGTAGCTAAACAGGAAGAGATCGCTAGGCTGGTCAGACTCAGGAAGAAACGGAATGAAGAGTTGCTGCAAGCTGGAATTCTGATTTTGATATTCTTAGTACTAGTCCCAGCGATAGTAGGCGGTATTGGCTACATGTTAATAAATAGGTAGACCCGGTCAACTCCGCAGCGCCGTGCTGTCATCAACCGGATCGAAGTACTCTCGCTCCAGCAAACCCCATTCCACTTGGCTCCGGCCAGCTTCGGCGTCGAGCTTGGCCGAGGCCGCAATCAGTCCGGCGCGAGTGTCCGGGAAGCGGGCCTCTCTATTACGCTCCGCACCACTAGCCGTCGCACTCTCTATCCACCTGACAGTCAGTCGTGTGGTCAATTCAATTCTCCGTAGTTTGCTAAAGAGCGTCATCCTAACCTTGCTCTCTTGTATATGCTCCTATAATATCGTAGATAATCTAGGGGCATAATCCGGAGAGGCAGATGGATACGACACGTTGGAAAAGCATCCTCGTACCGCGGGGCGTCTACGAGGAGATAAAAGAACTGTCGAAAGCAGAAGGACGGACCATCGGCGGACAATTACGCCTTGTCTTCGATTGGTACAAAGAGGAACAAGAGGCCAGCGACGGAGCCCGGAAGCCACCCGCAACCGGAAACACACCCAGCTAAAATGGCCCAATCCGAAAAACACGAAGGATATGCGATCAAGTGTTCCTTCTCCCATACCACCGTGTATAATGACCGCGGGCATGGCAACATGCTCTCCGTAGTTAGTGAAGACTCGCCCCGAGTCCGGTTGCCCCCGGCTCGGGGCATTTTTTTATAAGGATCGTAATGTGCTAGAGAAAGTGTTCGTAGATGGCCTTATGGCCAAGAAGCCCCATGCCAATGCCCCCGAGTGGGTCAAATG